GGGTCGTTAGCTCAGTCGGTAGAGCAGCGGACTTTTAATCCGTTGGTCGAAGGTTCGAATCCTTCACGACCCACCAATAATATTCAAATGGCGACAAAGTGGCGATTATAAATATCTAGTTTTTATCTTTACTTTTAAACCTATCTTTAAACAATGGCGATAACCGCCAGTCAATTAACTGAAATCAATTACTCTCATATTTCACACGGAAAATTTAAAAACAATCTAAAAATCATTAGGTTATCTTGTTATTCTTATTATCAATGATCTATTTTAAGTGAAAAGTGATGAAAAAGATTGAAATTTTTACAGTTAAGATCTCTATTCAGTTGCATTAATGATCTCTTTTACTTCAATAAGTTAGATTAATTTTTACTTTGAAATCTAACTGAAAAAACACCAATTTTTAACGCAAATTCGGCGGGGGAGGAAGTGGATTTTCCGTGCCTTGTGTTTTTACGTGAAAAATTTCCGTGGAATTGTTTTATATTGCTTATTACGTAGATTTATTTGTTATTACAATAACTTAGATTTTCCGTGGTTGATGTCTCCGACATACATGTCGAAAACATAAAGAAAAGCCGCAACATTGTGCGGCTTTGGTTTGATATGAATTGCGGTTGTTACTCAATGATAGGCGTGAGTTTACCTTTAATTGTTTTTGCTTGGCTTGCCTGCTGGGTGAATGTACTTGCTTGATCTGGCGGAGGTGAACCTCTGTGCGTATGCGTTGCCAAGGTGCTTGTAACTTCGCCTAATAGTTGAATTGTGTCTTCCAGTAGTCTAAAAATATTCTGCCCTTCTGACCCCATATAACTTAATGGAGCAACGATTTTATTTTTCTCGTCTGAAACGCGTTGCGCTAATCCTACGATTTTTTCTTGCAGTATTCCGCCTGTTCCTACGGTGCGATTGCTTGCCGTAGTGTCGTTTATACTACCTAACACGCTGATAGTGTTATTCCCACCGATAGTTTCCGTTTTATCGGAATCAATCGTCACATTTGACGTGCCAATTTGTTTTACTTCACTATCTGTTTCGATGTGTCGTTCAAAGGATTTATCTGTAATCTTCTGATCGGTTTCGCGAATCTTATTGCCTGCGGCATCGGTGCGCTCATATACTTCGGGGCGTTGCTGTTTGAGTTGTTCTCCAGGTGCAACACTCGGTACTGTTTTTCCTTGCGCTAACATAGTGCGTACAAAAGGCTGATCGCTTCGCCCATAAGCAAAACCTACTTCAACCATTGTGCCCACTTCAGGAAAGGCAAAATCTCCTCCTTGTGAACCTGTACTTGTTACAGGTAACGGTACTGCAGGATAAACTGGCACAGTTTTATCCTCGTTTCCGTTTTCGTCCAGTAGTTGTAACTCAACGGCATATTTCGGGCGGAATGGATCGGAAATATCCCCACCGCTTGAAGGATCAGCAATACCGACTACTTTGGCATATTTCGGCAAATGATAACCGCCCGCCAATTCTGGGAACGTTTTTTCCATTTGTCGGCGTTCTGGGCTTTTTTGTTCTGGCTTGCCGTCTTTGCCTAGATTTTCCCACGACAGCACATAATCATCGCCGTTCAATTCCACTTTCTGAATTTTATTGCCATTAATGATTGCACCAGGTCGAATAGCGGCAGTAATCGGAATTGTCATATCATTGCTGCCACTGGTTAATGTCATACTTTCGTCAAACTCAATATTCTTGCCTGCCCAGCGTGAATCTTTATGCGAACCAACAAACAAAGAACCGTCTGGCGATTGTTGCCACATATAATCTGGAATTTGATATTGCCGTCCAATATTAGCTAAAAGCTGATAACCACTGCCATTATGAGTGAATAATGAAATCGGCGTATCTGCATAATCCGCTTGTGGCACCTTTACTGGGATTTTTGTTTGGCGTGTAATCCACGCGCATAAATCGCACAAAGTAATATGGCGATGAGAGCAATTTAACGGCTTTTCAAACACCGCCACTTTTTCGCGAATAAATAATTTTTTATAGCCGTTTTCGGCACTTTGTTCACGCTCAACAATACCGTCAAACCATTTGTAATAGTGATCATATTCGCCCATCTCAAAAACTGCACTTTTTCCGATACAGTCTTTTTCGGTACGAACAGTAACAAATCCGCGCCCCGTATTATTAAGTTCTAAAACGATAAATTCATCAGCAAGTTCCAATTCTTCATCATCGATAATGCATGTTTTTATAATTTTCATTTATGAACCAATCCAATCATCTAAATCTTTTGCCCAGCCTTTTCTTTCGTCCGACTTATTTTCTTCTCCAGATTTCCCCGAATTTTCACCCGCACTTTTTGCTACTGGCGCGTTCTCACCTTGCGTTTTTACCTTTGGTTTTTTCTTGCGCTGGTCTTTTTTCTCTGCAACAGAATTTACCTCGCGCAAAGTAAAGGAAATCGACCAGCCCAACTGCCCATTTTGTTCTGTTGCGGAAACCTCACCACTAAATTGCACTTCACGCATATTTACAGCCTCTGCAACTGTGCAAGATACCCGATATTTTGTTTGCTCACCTTTGCCAGTTTCTGCTTCAGCTAAATTGAAAAGCTGCGTCAGCCACTCTTTCCTATTGTATGGAATAAAGCCCGTTACGCTTAACTCTTTGGCTTTTACGCCTTTATCTGATTTTTTGGTACTTGATTTTTGACCGCTCATGTCTTTTTCTTCGCGTTTTACTGAAACCGACATTAAAATATTGTTTAAATAAATTGGCGTGCCATTTAGTGCAAGTTGTACACTGGGATTACGTTTCTGCATTTTGCAACATTCCTCTAATATTGGTTAAATCTGTACCAATAAACATCACACAAGCGGTAAATACATTACCCGCCGTCGGCACATTCAATTTGATTTTTGCTTCCGCCACTTCGAGATAATCCGAAACGGAAAATGCATATACATTCGCCGATGTATTCAGCATTTTTTCGACTTTTTCGTTATTGGCTTTATCACGTTCTTTTTTAGCCGCCTTTAACGCCTCAATCATCGCCATTGGGTCTTTAGTTTGAGCGGCAACCGCTGCAGATGTCGCATTGCGTAAAATACTTTGCATCGTGCGGGCGGAACCTGGCGTAATATCTGCACTATTGGAGAATGAAGGACTTGCCATAGTTGGCGTTTTTATCATTTTTGTTTCTTGTAAATCTTTACTTGATTTCGCATAGTCTAGCGCTTGCTTAAATGTGGGCTCTGGCAATAGCTCACGCACTTTTTCCAACTCTGCAATAAACTGATCAATATTGCTACTTGTCACCATAATGACCACGACATCTTGCACACCTTTAGGGCGATTCGGATCGGCATAATCGACCAACTTTGCCGCCAGTGCTTTCACAGCATTTTCGGGGGACAAATAGTGATTCGATTTTTCTTTGATACCGTGCGACCAATTATGCACACCTAATTTAGTACCACTTACAGATAGCGAAAAAGGGGAAATAATCCCCTTTTGTACGTTTTGTAATGTTGTTTTTGCCTGTGGGGATAATTTTAGTTTTTGTTGTTTCCACATATAAAAACCTAAGCTATTAATGATTCAATATTATGATAATTAAGAATGAAAGAATCTCTAACCCACCTCACTCACAAAATCCACATGCTCATGTTGGTCTGCAAGGGCAATAAAATAAATCGGGAAAGCATCTTCATTTTTTGGCGTTTCGAAGTATTCGCCCAACTGCTCGAACGTCGGCGAATAATCCCCTAACTTAACAGCACAAATTTTGTTGACCAGGTTAGGATGGACTTTGATTTGTGTCATCCCTCCAAAAACCGTACCTGGTTTAGCTGTCACTTTCTGCACCCATTGAGTTTTACCCTGTTGGGCAGTAGCCGTGGTTTGTAATGCTGCCACCGCCTCTTGTAATTGGGCAATGTCTTTTCCTACTTGATAGGCAAAACCTTGGTCTTGATGGTTAATTTCTAATTTTTCCATTGTAGTCCTCTTTAGCTTGGTTATAAATCGTTAAAAGTTCTGAATTAAATAATGCAAGGCTTGCCAGTTTTACACAAGGCTTCACCTTGATTTGCACAGTTTGTTTAGGTTTTACTCTTACTTGTACAGTTTGCATCATACTCTCCGTTTTCTCGGTGTAACATCGTGTTTCAGGTATACCTCTCCTTCACACCACGTTTTAATTTTTCCGTCTAGTTTGGTTTCTTGAATATCAAATACTGCCATTTTCCACTTCGCATTTTCTGTTTTTTCGTGTGCGATAATGAAGTGAAGTTCATTACCATTGACAATAATACTTTGGTCATCGGTCGATAAACAAACTCTATCGTGTCCCGAACCTAAAGGCGTAATGTCGCAATCAATAGAACTGCCTGTAAAATCCAAAGGTTCGCCGTTTTCATACGTAAACTCTACGTTTTCTTCCTCATCATCGCCACGAGTCCATTTAAAAATAATCTTATCATCATCCATTCTTATCCTCCTTAAATCGTTCATCGTGCTGCTTGCCTTTCTTTTCACTCTCATACGCCGTCAAGCAATGGCGCGGATCGCGGAATAAGCCATTAATCACGCGATACAGCACACGCCAGCGTTTTTTCGGCTGTTTTGCCAACATTGCGCCGCGATACGTGCGGCTGGAAAGAGTTTCATCTGCGGCTCCGCCTGTGAGGGCGTTAAACAGTTGGTCTATGGCAATGACCACGTGATAGCCATAGCGTTTTAATTTGCATTGAATGTCCATGCTTCAATCTCCTGTTCAAGTGCAGTTAAATCATCGGGCGTTTTTAAAGCCAGAAAACGGTCTTCAAATGCCTGACGTTGCCCAATAATGATGCCAATCGCCACAGCAAACTGAGCGGATTTTTCAATCACTTTGCTAATAAGCACCTCTAGCGGCACACCGCGCACGCGAGCAATTTGTGAAAGCATGGGTGTCGGTGTGTTGTGGTCAGCTTGCCATGCGAGTGCCTCTTTTTCTTGCCGGTAAAAACTTTCGATTTCCGTTTGTGGATAGCCCGCCAGTAATCCATTTTTTAGTTGGTCGGCTTTGTCCGCCAACTTATTGAGTAAGCTTTCTTTTTGTTGTGCAAAAAGTGCGGTTTGTTTTTCGGGGGATATTACCCATGCGTTGCCATCCCACTCGCCTTGATCTGTTGGCGTTATTGTTGTGTAACCATCAGGGATATCCCCCACTTTATCAATCACTAATGATGCTTTTGTTTTTGTTGAGTACACTGTTTTTCCTATATGATTTGCAATATACTCCCAATTATCCCCCGTCCATTTTGCGACAAAGCCTTTTTTCTCTTCTGGTGGAGTAACATCAACACAGCCAGCAGGCATTAAATAGATACCATTTTCGGCTTCTTCGGGGGATAAATCTGCGTCCGTTTGCCCAACATAAATACCTTGCTCATCTAATTGGCATACTTTTTTTGTTAATGGGTAAGTCATAATTTGTCCTTAATATTTTATACAGGCTAATAATGCGATATTACGAGGTCTATTTTCATTTGCGGTTGGTACAACACGAGATGCGTCGAATTTGAATCCAGTAGGCAGATTATTCCCACCATTATTAGGATCTCCAGTCCATTGTTTATTCCCTTTTATTAAATCAAAAGCTCCACTTGCCTCTGCGAAATCAACAAATTGTTGTGCCCAACTACCTTTAGATGTATCAAACACACCAGTAATATTACGTATTGCATCACCTTGAACAGCCCCTAATCTACGCCCTCCATCAACATTACGACCATCATCTAAACCTCGTACAAACTCACCACGCAAATCAGGCAAGTTAAATGTTGTTTGCCCATCTCCAGCGCCAAATGTTGTGCCGATTGCAGCAAATAGATCTGCATAAGTTGTACGCGATACAGCAGCACCATTAGCTTTTAGCCAGCCACTCGGTGGTGATTGGCGCGCAAAAAATGCAACCTCACCAACAAGGTCTGTTTTGGATAGCTTATCTACGCCATCTATTTTGACCCAAGCCGACCAACTATCTGTCTGATAACTTGTCTGATGCCGCTCGTACATATCTGTGCTGTACGCCACATAAGCCAATTGGCGACACCAAGAGTCATCACCGCCAGCAATCACTTGGATGTGACAACTCGTTGATACGGGTAGATTTTGCGAGCGTCCTGCTTGAGTAATCGCATAAATACCATCGATTTTAAGGGTGTTAATATCACCTGCAAAACTTTGGATTTTAAGATCACCTATACCATAGCCAGCTAAGGTTGTGGCTGGGGATTGTTTGCCATTAGCAAGGTCATAAGCTGTTTTAACCGCTGCACTGGTTGCCACGATGTCTGCGCTATTACTATCTACCGCAGAGGATTTCTTGCTATTGGGGATGTAATTAGAGAGATTGCGTGTAAGCGCATCAATAAATGCTTTTAGTAACTTAATCGATTTCGGGGTGGCAGCCATATCTTCGGATTCCGACTCATATCCCGAATAGAGTTGGGTTATCCCTTGTTGTTTGGTGCTTGCCTTGGCTATTTCGTGGCTGTGCCCACTTTCATCAAATCCATTTTGTGTTGTGGCAGTAATGGTTTTTGGTGTCATTTGTTGGCGGGTGACAAAAATCACACTGTTATCTATGGGTAATGTCACCGCATGAGATGATTCTACTTTTAAGATCATCCGTAATACTTGGACTTTACCACTGCCGCTACTTTCTGTCGGTTTAAAACTTTCAGGGCAGTTTGCATAGGCAATGAGTTTGTTTTGTGCGTCAAATACGCCCATTTCTCGGATATAAAAACCGCCGACATTTTCAGGGATGGTTAATTCAACAATCACCTGTTTATTATTGCGAGGGTCGAGAGAGACGGCACTGACTGGCGCAATGTGTGTTTGATGTACGAGCGCTGTTGCGCTCGCCGTGGGGGTGACGGCCTGCCCATTGCCATCACCCACAGCAAATTGGGTGAGTTGTAACGGTTGCCCTTGGCTTAATGCGTGCGCGATAGCACGTGTTCCGTAGTCGGTTAATATTGCAAAATATTGTGATGCCATAAATATTCCTATTGTGGATATACTGTGATGATTTCACCGCATTGTTGACCAATAAAGGTTCTGAGCGCACCTGTTGGTGAGATTGCGATAGCGAGCTGATTGAGATGTCTTGAGACGGGCTTAACATCATTAATAAGTCGCACGAGTTCGTTATAGGTTTGTTCATTCAAGCCACTTTCAGACACTTCCACGGTTAAGCTAAATGTTCCTGGCGTGCTTTGTGGGTTGGTTTGAAACCATTCTTTCAGTTCAATGAGATAACCTATTGGCTCAACCACACGTTTTACTGCTCCAATTGTGCCTTTGTGTTTGTGTACAAAATAAGATTGTTTAATCGCAATGCGTTTAACTTCTTCCGTCCAGTTTTCGTCCCATTTATCCACTGAAAACGCCCAAGCTAAATAAGGCAGTAAATCAGCAGGGCAGCGTTCAGGGTTGATTAAATCTGCAATAACAATGGGATTTTCTACCGCACTTTTTAGAATTTCTGCCGCACGTTTTTCTAATGGGGTTGAACCTATCGGCAGTAAATGATTAGTAATCATCACTTGTCACGATCTCCAAATTAATTGCCGTGCAGTAGGCTGATTTTGAGCTTGGTAGCACAATGTCGGCGGTAGGCGAGATAAGTTCTACCCGTTGTACACCTTCTAAGTGTAATGCGGCATAAATACCTGATAGGCTAATGTCTCGCCCTAAACGGTGTTTTTCTTCGGTGTAAGCCGTCAATTTTTTTAGAGCTGCCGCTTTGATTGGCTCGTATTCAGGGCCACGATAAAGATGTAGTTTGGCGCGGATTTCGTAGGATTGGATCACCGCACTTTGGACAATAACGCGGTCGCCAATAGGGCGTATGTCATCATCGTTAAGTTTTGCCCGAACAACATTTAAAAGGTTTTCATCAGCCTCGCCTTGACCATTACGGCTTAAAATCGTGACAGTGACATTAGCGGGCTGTGGTGATACCACCGATACATCTGCAACATCAGGGTGTGCAGAGAGCGCGTGGAAGATATAAGCAGAGCGAGGACCCGCCACAGAAAGCCCCTCAAAGGCTAATTGCGTACGCAATCTCAATGAGGTGTCATCTTCTAAAATTTCGGGGATTTTAGGCGTAACATTATTATTCGCCTCTTGAATGACTTGTCTTTTTACATTGTAATTGGCGGCAATTACATCCAAATCTGAACCGCTTGCATAGGCTAACATTGTGGCTTTTGCCGCATTGTTGATGCGGTTTCTTTCCATCAACTGTAAGTAAACCACCTCTTGTAATAATTTCGTGATGGGCTCACTTTCTAAACTTAATCGTGCTTGCCAAAATGCACGTTCATCTTGTGGGAAAAGCGCGATAAATTCCGTTTTTCTGTCTGCGAGCAAACTTTCAAAATCTAAATCTTCTAGCACTTTCGGTGCATCTAGTTTTGATAAATCGACTAATTCGCTCATTGTTTATGTCCTAAAAATAGTTTTTCGTTGTGCATTTCTTGGTTATCTTTACGACTGCGTGCGACATAACTTGCCACAATGCCACCTTCAACCAATTCAGGTTTAAATTGTGTGATCTGTACTCGTGGTTCCCAACGATTAATCGCTGTAACAGCACAAGCCGCCAGTTGTAATAACAATGTGTGGCTAATAGGGCGGTCAATTAGCAGGGGAATTAAACTGCCATATTCACGTCGCTGAATACGTGAACCAACAGGCGTTAGCAAAATATCGGCAATGGATTGTTTAATATGGTCGCTTTCGTTTTTTAATGTTTCGCCAGTGTATCGATTCATTATTCTGGTTTTCCTGTTTTACTCGGGCCACCTTGTACGCCACCGTGTTTATGGTTAATTTGACTGATTCCTCCTGCAGTCATGTCGCCAGTACTTGTTACACTCCCTTCAATTTTTACATCGCCTTTAATTTTTACTGTCGGACAAAAGATTTCGATTTGTTGGCTTGCGTTGATAAAGGCGGATTGAATTCCGAAAACATTTAGTCGTCCGCTTGCTTGGTTGTATTCAATTATCGCGCCGTCAGCAAATTCAATGATGTGTTCATCGGGCGATTGGCTTGGGCTGTTTTGTGTGTAAAGCCCAACTAATATGCAGGCAGTGGTAAATTCGCCACTAACGGATAACATCACACATTGTTCACCCACCGTCGGTGGTGACCAGGTTTTGGTTGTACCCGCTCGAAATGTAACGAATGGTAAAAACTCTGTGAGAATATCACCGCTCTTTACGCGAGCACGAGCGGTGGCGTGATTCACTTCAGCAATCACCCCAAAGCGGATAATGTTGTCTAGTTTTCGTTGTAATTCAGCAGACATAGGCATTCACAGTTAAAGAAAATGCCTTATTGTTGGCAATATTGTGTGATGTGGCGAGTGGGGGAGCGTGTGGAATAATAGGTAACAAAAAAGGGCTTTCGCCCTTTTATTATGCTCTATCCCACATGGAACTCCGCGCTCTTGCTTGGCGTTGGTTTTCGATGCGTTGTATTTCTTTTGCCACTTGTTGTGCAATGGCTCGTTCGTCCATGCCTTGTGCGGCATTGATGGTGATATTTACGCTCATTGGTTGGCTGGATTGCGCCATCATTGGACGAGCAGAAATTGGCGCGCGAGTATCAACTTGCACAGGGGCGGCAGTCGCAACGCTGATCCCCAATCCGCCCGCAATAAGTGCTTGTTTACCGTAATTAAGGGCGTTGAGCGTATTGATACCAAGGCGTGATGTGGCTTCTTTGGTCATCACGTATTCGCCACCGTGGACAATGCCCATGGGTTCATATTTGCCGCCATTACCGGTGTAGCCGCCTGAAGAATACATATTCGAATCAGAAAGTGCATCGAGTGTTCTTTCAGTTATACTTCCTGATTTGATAACCTTGTTTGTTTCTTCATTTCTTGATTGTTTGGCATTTTCAACAATTTTTGCTCCCGCTTGAATACCTGGCATATTATCGATTACCCATTTAATACCATCCATGAGTAGCTGTAATGGTTTGAGTGCAAAATCAATACCTGCAGCTATCCATTCGCCAAATTGTTTGCCTGCACTGGCTGCAGCATCTAAATCTTCTTTGGTGCTTTGTACTGGAGACAATAAATCAGTAAACCATTTCACCGCTTTTTCAATCCAGCCAACGACAACACTAAATGCGGTGCCAAGCGGTTGGAATTTTTCAAGGACGGGGGCGAGACCTGATTTTAAGCCCTCCCAAAAACCGCCGAAAAAGGCTTTGATTGGATTCCAAAATTTATAGATAAGTAATGCGGCTGCAGCGATAGCAAATCCTGTTGTAGAAAATGCAAAACCTAACAATTTGAGTGGTGATAATAATCCACGGAAAATAGAACCGCCCACAGAAGCCATAGAAGATTTAAACTTAGGCAATAATATATTTAATTTTGAAAGACCTAAAAATAATCTTGCAACGGGATATAAGACAAAACTTAGAATTGTGGCAAATGCACCAAAGATAGTAAGCGAACCACCAATTGCGCCAATAAAAATCATTAAATTAGATGATAATTTGGGATGTGCAATTATCCAATTTCTTATGGTTTCGACGATGCCACCAATTTTTTTCATTAGGTTATCTAATGTTGGCGCAAGCGCGTTGCCAATAGTCGCATTGAGATTGAATAATTGATTTTTGAATATACCCCATGTGGATGAAAGGGCTTTCATTCTTGTATCAAACTCGCGCCCCATTGAACCTTTGGCGGCTTGGCTATTTGCGAGTTCAATTTGTCTGCGCCATTCTTCGGTATTAGATGCTAATAAAGCAAGTGTTTTCGTATGTTCTGTACCGACGAGATCAGCAATAAAGCCAAGGCGTTTTTGCTCTGGCATTTTCTTCACTGTTTCTACAATTTTCATTAATGTGCCTTGAGCATCTTTCGCCATGCCTAATTCTACTTGGCTTGCATCTAATCCCATGGCTTTTAATGCTCCTCGCACTGGTTTTTTCTTCGTTGCAGATGAAAGGCGAGTAAAAATGGCATTGACTGCAGTGGCTGAGTCTTCTTCTCCCGCACCAGCTGTTTGTAGTGTTGAACCCAATGCGGCCATATTTTTCTCGGTGATTTTTGCAATGCCAGAAATACCTGATACACGATTCATAAAGCCAATAATTTCTGTACCTTTAGAGATCGCATTGTCGTCTAAATAATTGATTGCATCTGCCAGTTCGCGTGATGCAGCAGAAGATAATTTAAAGTTTTTGGTTACTTTGCCGTATTGTTCAACCAATTCATCAGGATTTGCTGCATCAAAGGCTGTCGCCATTTGGGTGTTTAATCGCACAAATTCTTCTAATTGTTCTTTTGGTACATCCATACGTGCTGCAGATTCAATCATGTTTGCAATTTGTACGGTGGTTAATGGCAATTCAGTGGATAACGATTGAATTTTGTCTTTCCATTGTTCAAATTCGGGCGTTAGGTTTCCTGCATCATCTTTTAACCCTTGAACTTGACGTGCTACACCCAGCATAGCATCTTCAAATCCCATAAAATCCCGAACTGAATTTGCCAATGGTGCAGTCATTGTTGCACCTGCAGCTGTTGCCTGTGCACCAATGATTTGTGCTTTACCACTGATATCTTTAAGTTTCTCAACTTGTCCACGGTATTGATTATAAGCGGCCTGTTTTGCGTTGAGTTTTTTCAATGCGGCTTCTTGATTTTTAATTTGATCCGTTGCGCTTTTGGTGTTTTTCTGTAGCTCTCTTTGTTTTTGCGCGAGTTTTTCTGCGGAAATGCCTGATTTTGCTAATTCTTGGCGTGCTTGCTGTAATTTATTTGCTGCATCAATTTGTTCTTGCTTGAGTTTTTTTACCGCACTTTTCGCTTTCTCTACTTCCTTTTGAAAGCCTGCAGTAGGATATTGAGCATTCTTCATATATTGAGCATAAGATGCCGCTTTTTGTTTGGCTTGCTCTAGTTCTTGATTCAGCGAATCTAATTTTGATTTTAATGGGTTGATAGCAGAAGCATATTGTTTCATTGCAGCTTGATGCTGCTTATTTTGCTGATTTAGTTGTCGCTGAATCGATTTACTTTCTTTTAGTTTTGCCGATAGCTCATGAACGCTTTTAGATGCACTGCGAACTGGAGCCGACATTTTATCAATCGCATTTAATAAAACTGAAAGTTGTAAGTTGTTCATAAAATACTCGCTTTTTGTTGACAAATATTTGTTTTAGGCTTGATAATTAAGAAAAACAGAAAGGAGAAATAGCAATGATGGCACTACTTTCATTAAGCGTTTTTGGTATTGCACTATTCGGTCTTGGTATCGCATTTGGTGTGATCTCATTGCCTGTTATGGTATCTGGAATTATTGCTGCACCATTAATTTTTCTCTATATGATGATGCTAGGATCTATCTTATGGCTAGCTGAAATTAATATTTTTCTAGGACTTTCAGCGTTTGCTTTTTATCTTTTCTGTATTTGGAAATGGAATCAATATTTGAAAGCTAGACAGTCAACTGCTCAATAATCAAATCTTCAATTAAATCCACGTCACTTTCCGAAAAACCCAGCAATTCACGCTGGGCATATTGCACTTTGAAATCTTTATCTTTAGATGGGCTAGCGCTTAAACCGTATTGATGCACTGCAGCAATGGCGGCACTTGAGCCATTAAACCCCACTGAAACTTCGTTCCCATTTGACCGCACTTTTAAATATCGGGCGGTGCGAAGTTTGGCGAACATGGCTTTGCGTTTGATTCGTCCTTTCTTTTTTCCAAATTCTTTACGTGGTTTTCTCGGTTCAAAGGCAGAACCATCGGGATTTTGTTGGCGTGCAATTCGGTTCGATTGGCTTTTTCGTAAGGCTTGCCCGATTTTTCGCCCAAGCTGTCTGCGCGCCTGTGGAGAAAGATTGGCAATAAGTGCGGTCAATTTTGCATGAACTTCTTCTACTGTAGCCATTAGACGATATCACCCTCAAAAATTAATGATTCCCAGTTTTCCAAATAGACTTTTACTCGGTTTGGTTCATCCCATACGGGTTCTTTTGCGTAATGGATCTGCACGTTATTCCCATCTTTTTTCGATACGACACGTTCAGTGAGTTGGATTTCGAAGCTAATATCTGCGGTGTTGTTATTGTTGTAATCCACCTGGAATTTAAACGCATTCTCTCGAATTTGTGGATTTTCTAATATTTCAGGTTGATTTGTGCGCAGATAAGCCATCATTGGCACAATCAAGGTGGCAATATCGCCTGCATAATCAGTCACCACGACATTGAGTGTGTAACGATATTCAAAACTAAATGATGCGGCACCCGTTGCGACGATTTGCCCACCGTCCACATAAAGTTGTAGATGGTCTGGGTTTTTTACAAAATCGGGGTGACTTTGTTCAAGGATTTTGCGCAGTTGGTTGGGTTTTTTCATTTATCAATCGGCTTTGTCAGTTCAATTTTATAAAGTGGCTCATAACTAATATTCATCATTTGCATAGTTGTTACTGCCAAACTTATAAAAGCCTCAACAATATCTAAGCAAAATTCAGGAATAAAATTTCTAGTAACAATTCCAGGAGTTTCAAGATTCATGTTTACGTAAACTGGCACACCATAAAAGCGACCGTAATGCGTAAATTCTTCTTTCAATTCTTTTTTGCTGTAAATTTTGAAAAACATGATTCACCTACTTTCTAAATTGTTGTTGGCGTTTTTCTTCAAGTTCTTGGCAAGTCACGCAACGTGTTACTCCTTGAATCATTTGTCTACGCTTTTCTGGGATGGGCGCATCGCAATCTTCACAATAAAGGCGACTTACTGCTTTAAAAGTGCGGTGTTTTTTCAAGGCGATTTCACGTTGCATTTCTTCGAGCTGTTGTGCTCGGTCGAATTGATCTGTCATGGCTGTTCCTTTTTATTAAATTCATCCATGCATTTTTTTAAACTCGAGTTTTCAATGATGCATAAATCAAGGTGGTGCTGTGTCTGTAAATAGGCTTCGGCTAATTCGCCATTGGTGCGAATTTGTGGCGAATATGCACTGCACTCAGTGGTTTGCGGACAAAGAATCGGTGATTTAATGACTTCCTGCTGAGTTGAGCACGCGTTTAACATCATCAGGCAAAGGGCGGTCAGCCCAATCTTGGTTTGATTTAAGTACATTTTTTAAATCCTGTGTTTGTTGATTTTGGTTTGCTTTGAGGTTATTTACTGCTTGGATGAGCTGTGCTTGCTGTTCGGCAAAATTTTGAACGCTATGATTTAACTCAATGTAAGAGTTTTGCCATTTCAGTTTTAGCTGTTCTTCTTTGAGCATTTCTTTTCGCCAATAATTAGACTCAAACCCCAGAAAAATAATGAGGAGTACAAGCAGTATTGGCCCGATAAGTAAAATGCCTCGTTCTTTTGCGGTTAAGAAATTAAACATAGGTTTTTCTCCTTTTGACGGCGTTCAATTAATCCTTTTAGCGGTTTTCCTGCTGCATAAATCCAACGCTCAAACTGACTGCACATAGCTTTGCTGTAGCCTTGGCGTGCCATTTTAAAAAGTGAGCTATTTTTTAATTTGCCACATCCTACGTTAAAGGTGATGGAAACTAAGGCATCAAATGCACCTTGCGGCATGGTTTGACCGTTGGCATATTGATTAACGCATTTTTCTGATTGTTTAATGCCCTTTACGTATAACTCGGCAATTTCTTGTAAGGTGTAAATTTTATTGCGGTCAATTTTTTCAATGGCATCGGTTATGCCTATGCCGACTGTTAAAACATCAGCAGGGCATTGATAGGGCTTTTTCATGCAACCTTCTGCATTGCCAATCAGTAACAAGCCTTTTTCGGATGTTCGAATTTCATTCCCATGAGTGGCAATCACCAGTCCAACAACGGCGGATATGGCGCAGATGTATTTGGCAGAACGTTTAATCATGATGATGGATCCGTTGTTCGAGTTCTTTTTCTTTTAATTCAAAATCTTTTTTCTTGTAATACCAATTCACAAGAAAGGTCGCGACACCAATCACAATACCTGTAACCGATGCGACATCAGCCCAATTTACATTTGCGAACATATCGGCAATGCGTCCAATTAAGAAAGCGAATATTCCTGATGTGTAAGACGCTCTTGATGGTGTGTCGTGCATATCAGCTCCAAAGTTGAATCGTGTCATTTGCCACACTAAATTTTTCTGTATCAGCTTCTGGCAATATGACTGGGGTACCTATGGGAATAATGGGCTTATCCATTAAATGCGGATTGAGTTCGCATGTTATTTCGAGTAAGCCTTCACTTCGTCCAAAATGGCGATAAAGGATGGCATCTAAATTGTCATTTTGTTGTGCGTAAACTTGCATTAGATTAACTCCGCATCGACGCGTTTTCGGCCCAATATGTCGCTAATCGCAAAGCGAGCATCACGGCGTAATTCATCAATGCTGTCTTTGAGTAGTGCCATTTTCTTTTCGCCATCGTTAGTGCTGTCGTAGCTTGCATAGCGTTCATAAAGGTTTGCCAGAGCTAAGCAACTTACCGCACGTTTATAGCGATAAATCAGCACGCTTTCGCCGTTGATTGATGGGGCAGTGATCTGTTCTAAACTGTCGCGTTTGCTTTGTGTTTTAAACGTGGAGAGTTCTTCATTGACACTTGCCATTCCTTCAATCAAGGCATCTTGTAAGCGTTGTGAGGTAATGGTGCCGTCTGCACGATATTGATTACGAAATTGAGCAAGTGACATATCGGGGAAGAAACCGTCATTACTGATAATGTCATCTAAGGTATCGTAATCATTTAACTGTTGCTGTACTTCGCCCATTTCATAATCGGGGGCAAGTTTGACTGATATTGCGCCGTCGCTCATTGATTTACCCTTATAAAAAAAGTCGGGTGAGGATTAAATTAAGCACGGCCAATAAATCCGTCAGAATTTGACCGCACTTTTAATCCGCCCGACGGCTGCGTGGTTTGCTCTTTACCAAAACCGATTATTCATCGGCTTTGTTTAATTGCTTACGTAATTTTTTAATATCGCCTTTCACGCCAATTTTTTGATCTAAACCCAAAGCACGTTCTAAATATGCCAGTGCTTGTTCAGGGTTCTTTTCAACCAATAACAAGCCCAATTCACGCAATAATCGCGCACGGCTTTCATCAGGCATGTCGCAATCAGCGGTGATGCGTTGAACTTGCTCTAAGTAAGCCACTTCAAACGGTTTATTGGCGGCTTGTGCGGCTTTGGCTTGGTCGGCAAATTCTTCTGCCAACAAGGTGCCAAGTGTTCGGGTAAATGGCTCTGGCAAGCGTAAATCATGAAAGACGGCATAATCGGCAATCTGTAAGGCGAGATGATATTCGCCACAGTCAATTGCCCACACGCACCATGTCATCAAGACATTATCTTGTTTACCACTTCCGACCGATAACGCCCCTTCAATCCATGGTAGATAGTCAGGCAAAATTTGCTTTTTAAATGCGCCTTTGCGTTCCGTCGATTGGATGTTTTTTAGGTCCTTTCGATGGCGAGCAAGAATACGGCACATTTTTTCGTATTCCGTAAAGTCGCTTAGATCTTCGGTTTCTGCCGCATTAGCAATAGCGGCAGAAACTTCCAGAAAATGGCGTTTGGTTGGGCGCATTATTGATTCCGTTATGCTGCCACAGACGAAATAGGCTCAGGAGCTTCAAGAATGGTGATGTTTTTCGCCATGGCGACTGCCTCGTAGTTTTCCACAACGTAGGCTTCGTTTGACGATAAATAATCTTCCACACGATTGCGTTCTGGCACATCTTTTAAGTGACGACGCACTTTGCCTTCCTGCACGTAGATAGATAAGTTATCTAGTGAGGTAATTAACACTGTGCCTTTCGGGAAGAATGGCACAGATACGGCCTGTAACCCGCCTACACGTTTTTGGCTAATGACGGTATCGCCTGCCAAAATTTCGCTTGGTTTTTCTTGGTTGATTAATGGGAAATATTTATCGGCTAATAAGTCGCTACCCATGATTGCAACCAGTTTTGTGTCGTCACGGTATTGTGCTGGGATGAAATCTTCTTTTAATGCAAAGACAAGGGCATCAAGGTTTTTATAGGTTTTACTTGCACCGATTTCGATTTTGCCACTGCTTTTTTCAATTTCTTTTAACACACGTGCTTTGGCTTTATCTTCGATTTGGAATAACCAACCCTTATTCACATCTTGCAATAATGGATGTTCTGTGCGGTTTGTGGTTGCGGCTACACTTGTGCCATTCCAACCGATCATGATACGGTCTAATGCAATGCGTTCTGCTTTGAGTTTGCCAACGCGTGCAGCGAAATCAGGGAATTTAGCCCAACTGTCTAAGGTTGGATAATTTAAATGCGTGTCAAAGTTGGTTTGTTCGCAAGAATAGGTGTTTTCTTGCAAGCTGTGAATGTCTGTAGTTTCACGTGCTTTGGTGTTGGTGTCAGTACGGCTTGCCACAGGCGAAAGCACGCCTAAACGTAATGCGGAACCTTTCATTTCTTGCACCATCACGACATTGATGCGTTTTAAGAAATCAGAACTTTCAAGTACGGCATTTTCTAATTTTTGTTGAATAGTTGGCTCAACGGTAAACTGACCGCCATTCGCAACGAATGCCACATCTTCGCCGTTATCTGCTGCAACACCAGCTACATAAGCATTAAATTTTTGTTTGGTAAATTTATTCATTTGGTTTTTTCCTAAGATAAATTAAAAGAAGCGGCCGTCAGTTTTAGGTTGTTCACCGTAAACTAAAGGGCGAGGATTTTCGGGTTCAACAGGCTTTTTGAGTTCTGCGAACGTTGCTTGGATTTCTGCATTACCTGCTTTAATTTCTTCAATTTCGGTTTGGTGATTTTCCAAATCGCCTTGAAGTGCGGTCAATTTTTCCAAGATTTCTTTGGTTTGTTCCGCTAAAAGCTCAATGGCTTGTGTTTGATCAGAAAAACGTTCATCGTCGGTTTTTTCTTTTTTCGCAAATAACGATTTGATTTTTGTGAATATTGATGGATGGTCTAATCCATTCCAACCTTCGAAATCTAATTTGGTTTCAATGGCTGCAGTGAAAAGGTTTTCGGCTTTTTCCTTGCGGTTATTAAGTGGATTTGCGCTTGCACCAGCAGAAAATACCAACATTTCGGTGCCAAGGCTTGCTGGATTATCAGTTACAGCTAAACCAACTAAGTAAGCTTCACCAGTGTCGGCAAAATTCGGATCGCACTCAATAGAGGTGTAGATTTTTTGACGGTCTTTATTCAGTTTGATTAAATCGTCCGTTGGGTCGATTTGAGCCAGTAACTGCAATTTACCTTCAGCGTTTTCTTCCGTTTTTAAACCAACCACATCACCATAGCATTTTGAGTGCGGATCATCGTTCCACATATAACGCCATTTAATGTGTTCAAGATTAACGCGTGCACCGTATTTTTTAGGGTCATAATTTGCCGCCATTTGTTCAATCCAAGTGCGATTGATTGTGCGACCGTCTGTAGTTGCTCCTTCCGTTGCGACTACAAACCATTTTGAAGTTTTTGCCATTGCTTATCCTTTGTTTGGTTTGATTCAAAGATTGCCATTATTCTGAAAGGTTTAATTTTGGTGGTCTATGAGTTGCTTTTGTTGTATGCCGATTCACAGAGCAAGCGGAAAGACTAACATTCGCCCCCTTTCTATTATGCGGTTGTAAATAGAAAGGATTAGGAATGGACGAACAAGTTATTAATCAACCTTCCCCCGAAGTGACAGCGGAAATCAAACGTAAAGCACAGCAGATGTATTTCAGTGGTTATAAAATCGCTGAAATATCTCGACAGCTTGATATTCCTGCATCAACGATTTCCAGTTGGAAAGACAGAGAAAAGTGGGACGATATTGCGCCTGTCGGTCGGGTTGAATTGGCATTAGAGACAAGATTGAATCTGCTCATCGCAAAAGAAGAAAAGAGCGGTTCAGATTACAAAGAAATTGATTTGCTCGGTCGCCAAATGGAAAGAATGGCGAGAGTGAAAAAGTATTCTTTTGGCGATGGTAACGAAGTAGATTTGAATCCCAAACTGGCTAATCGTAACAAAGGCGAACGGAAGAAAGCTGAACCGAATGCCATTGATCAAGAGCAAGAAGAATCTCTGATTAATGGCTTTCTTGATGGAATGTTTAATTATCAGCGAATTTGGCACAAGGCGAAAGAACATCGAATCAGAAATATTTTAAAAAGCCGACAAATCGGGGCAACGTATTATTTTGCTCAGGAAGCCTTTGTTGATGCTTTGACTACTGGTAACAATCAGATTTTCTTATCTGCCAGTAAAAAACAAGCCTTACAGTTTCGTTCGTACATTGTGAACTATGCTAAGCGGACGGCAGATGTAGATTTAAAGGGCGAAACCATTCGCTTACCAAATGGTGCGGAATTGATTTTTTTGGGAACGAATTCTGCTACAGCTCAATCCTACCACGGCAATTTATATTTTGATGAAATTTTCTGGGTTACTAAATTTGAAGAGATTCGTAAAGTGGCATCTGCTATGGCGTCTCAAAAAATGTATCGCCAAACTTACTTTTCTACGCCTTCTACAATTGCCCATTCGGCTTATGCTTTTTTTTCTGGCAAAGCTTTCAATCGAGATCGCCCAAAATCAGAAAAAGTTGAAATTGATATTTCTCATGAAAATTTAAAAAACGGGAAATTTTGTGCAGATAGCCAATGGAAACAAATTGTGAGTATTTATGATGCGATGGAGGGGGGCTGTACTCTTTTCGACATTAATAATTTGATTGCAGAAAACAGTAAAGCTGAATTTGAACAATTATATCTATGTCAATTCGCTGATGATAACTCGTCAGCGTTTAAATTTGGCGATCTGCAACTTTGCCAGGTGGATAGTTTGGAAGAATGGCACGATTATAAGCCATTTTATCAACGCCCATTCGGCAATCGTGAAGTGTGGTTAGGTTATGACCCTGCTTTTACTGGCGACCGTGCAGCCTTAGTGATTGTTGCACCGCCGAAAGTGGAAGGGGGCGATTATCGCGTTTTACATAAACAAACTTTTCATGGTATGGATTACGAAACACAAGCAAGCCGCATTAAACAGTTTTGCGATGATTACAATGTGACTCGCATCGTGATTGATAAAACGGGTATGGGGTCGGGCGTTTATCAGGAAGTGAGAAAATTTTATCCAATGGCGCAGGGCCTAGAGTATAACGCTGATCTTAAAAATGAAATGGTGTTAAAAACACAAAACTTAATTCAGAAACGTCGCCTTAAATTTGATAGTGGTGACAATGATATCGTGAGTAGTTTTATGACGGTGAAAAAACGAATTACTAGCACGGGGAAAATTACTTATGTTTCAGACCGTTCGGAAGATGCAAGCCACGGCGATTTATCATGGGCAATCATGAACTGTATTTTAAATGTGCCTTATGGTTTAGGCGGCGATGTATCAAGCAACAAATCAACAATATTTACCTTTGAATAGGATAATCCAATGAGCAAAAACACAAAAAAATCCACCGCACTTTCTACTGGAAATCAAGCACAGGCATTTAGCTTTGGTGAACCTATTCCAGTGCTTGACCGTGCAGAAGTACTGAATTATTTCGAAAGCGTGTTGATGTATGAAAAATATTACAACCCGCCAATTAATTTAAGTTACTTAGCTAAAGCCTTAAATGCCTCAGCCCATCACAATAGTGCGATCACGGTGAAGAAAAACATTTTACTTTCAACATGCAAAACAACCGCACTTTTACCTCGTACCCAATTAGAAAAACTGGTGCAAGATTACTTGGTCTTTGGCAATGCTTATGTTGAGAAAACTGTAAATTCGTTTGGTAAAGTCGTATCACTCAAATCCCCCCTTGCTAAATATATGCGTGTCGGTGTTGAAGCTGGCGTGTTTTATCAGATTGTGAATGGATTTGATGAATATGAATTTAAAAAAGGTTCTGTCTTTAACTTGATTAATCCCGATGTGAATCAAGAGATTTATGGTGTGCCAGAATATTTGGCCGCACTTCAATCTGCTTTTTTAAATGAAAGTGCCACATTGTTCCGCCGTAAATATTATCTGAATGGTGCGCATGCGGGTTCGATTATTTACATGACCGACCCAACACAGAACCAAGACGATATTGAAGCAATCAAAACGCAAATCAGACAAACCAAGGGCACTGGCAACTTTAAGAATTTGTTTGTGTATATCCCAAATGGGAAGAAAGATGGGATGCAAGTTATCCCATTGTCTGATGCTATTGCTAAAGATGACTTCCTAAACATTAAGAACGCAAGCCGTGATGATGTGTTAGCCGCGCACCGTGTGCCACCTCAATTAATGGGGATTGTGCCGAATAATACAGGTGGTTTTGGTGACGTTGAAAAGGCAACGCGAGTGTTTTTTATCAATGAGATAATCCCATTGCAAGAAAGATTGAAAGAGATTAATAGTTGGGTAGGGGAAGAAGTGATCACGTTCTCCGATTACAAATTGTTAAATTAGATCCTTTCAAAAATAGACAGCCCGCAGAAATGCGGGTTTTTTATTGCTAAAAGAGCTGTTTTTGTCCTATATAGTATTAGTAGCGCCCCAGTGTATTATATCAAATCAATCAATATGACAAATCTTAAATCCTTATTTCAGCCCGATTTTTCGCCTAATTGTACGCATGAAAAATCGCAGTCAAACCCTCGCCACGCCCGCACACTAAATATAGCGATTTATACAAACATTTCAAAAATATTTTAAACCTTGCCACGCCTAACAATACAAGCATTTTTAAGTTTAAAAAATTGTTCAAATTTCTACAAATAAAAACAAAAAAAATACAAATGCTTTTTTATTTTTTCTCGATTTTCAAAAATCGAAATGACAGAGAAAATACATACTGCCCTAATATTGGTGGAATTTTGCCGAAATCCGACCGCTTACCACGTCCACAACACGCCCCAAAATGTCAAAGTTAACACCACACCCACCACAAATAGCAATAAAAAAGCCCTTGTTTTATTCTTGCAAGCAATGGCAGGCAATGGCACGCCAGAGAAATTTTTAGAGGTAACACAATGGAGACACCACTAACAAAACCACCGCAACGATTTATAAAAATCGAAGAAGTTAGCCGATTAACGGCACTTTCTGAAAGTCAGGTTTATCGACAGATGAAAGCGGGCAAATTCCCAGAGAATATTGCAATCGGGGTAAATTCGAAGGTATGGCTAGAGAGCGAAGTTCAGGAATGGATTGACGCAAAAATTCAACAACACCGCAACCAATAGGAACGAACCAAAATGGAACAACTAATAAACCAACTAAAAACGCAATTTAACGCAGTGAAAGAAACTTTTAATACACAAGAAAAAGCCGTAGCTGCACGAATGGGAGAGCAAGCTAAAAACCTCAATATTTTAGCCGCTTTAAAACAAGAATTGAGCGAATTATTAGACCGCACAAAAGGCAAACTAGAGCGGGGCGAAACCTTAACCGCTGATGAATACGTGGAACTGAAACAAAGCGACACAGGATTAAAAGCTCGTATTGAATATTATGGAGCAGTAGCAGAAGATTTTGAAAGTATCGTATATAACGAACAGAAAAAATTATTTGATATTCAGCAAGAACTTGTTTTAATTCGTGCAAAAATCTGCGATTTACAAGCCACCGAAAAATTAAAATTATTCATTGATAAAAATCAAAAAGAATTAAGCGAATTATTTAGCTTGTTATGGTTTACGGGGAAATACCAACCGCACCCATATTCAGAAGAAACAACCGAGCAAGTGGTTATTTCACACTTACAAAAAGAGCTATTTAAAAATAGCGCTTTAGATTTAACAACCCCTAGCGGTTTACTTGTTGCAAGTGATTATATTGCTAATTTTGAACCGAAGCGTCCTACTCAAATTCATATGGAACAATTTCAACCACCGAAAGGTTTAGCCCGTTTACTTTCTCAAGAGATGGAGAAATAAAAAATGAAATTCGAAACACACAAAAAACTAAATGCACACTTTCAAAAATTCGCCCACAATTTAAAGCCAGATGAAACGGCTTTAAGTTATAAAATAGCGACACTAGAAAGCGAACAAGAAAAGAACTTTTTTGCAAAATTAAAAGAGAATGATTTATTTCAAATTTTAACGCTTGTTCCAGTAAATTATGCTCATGGTGAAGCGATTGGATTTATTCAAGGAATGCCAGGCACAACCGATACTGAACAATTTGCACGTAAGCCGAAACTACTTGCCAACCGCTTAATGTATTTTTGTCAGCAAATGAATATTGATAGCCGCATCAAATACGACAAATTAAATAATTTTGTCCATACTGAACTTGATTTTGTTGAAGAATTTGAGCGTTATTTAGATAAGCATTTATTAGGTAGTGTGTTGATGGTTGGACTTAACGGTACGCACAGAGCCGACAACTCAAGCCCAGACACAGCCCTACATTGTCAAGACGTGCAAAAAGGTTGGTTACAGAAAATCAGAGATCACGCCGCACAAAATAGCGGGCAAGGCGTGCTAAACGTGGGCGTAATTGGTGAAAGCGGAAAGTATAAAACCATTTCAAAGGCGATTAAAGCAGGCTTGATGCAGATCAAACCAATTTATGCAGACGGCGATTTAATTGCAATTTGCGGGCGTAACGTAATTGAAGATGAAGCGATTGAGAACAACAAAGACGAGCTAGAAGGACAATTCATTACTCGCTTACAAAAACTTATAGGAGGTTGTAAGGCGATCACCGTTCCACACTTTCCACCGAATGCGATTTTACTCACTCGATTGGATAACCTCGCCTTATATGTCCACCGTAACAACATCAGACGGGGATTTATTGAAGAGCCAGAATTCGACATGCTAAGCCACTATTTTTCATTTAATATTGATTTTATTGTAGAAAATTTTGATGCTTGCTGCTTACTTGAAAATATCGAGCTTGCAGAATAATGGCAGAAATTAACCGCTATCTACAAGAAGCCGAAAGCCTCGAGTTTATTGAAAAAATTCAGCTTGTTTTAAATCTCTTAGAGCAAGGCGAAATCGAAGAGAATGAGGCTTATCAAATCATTACAGCAGAGGGCGAACCACCGCCCAAAGCGACCACAGAAGAACAAGCGGGCGAATGCTTCATCGAGTTTTGGGAGAACTAAAGAATGCGACACACGCACACCGACAACAAAACCAACAAGGAAGAGATTTTTAAGCAGTTGGACAGCCTACTGAATGATACCACCAGAGCGGAATTTATCGAACACTTGTATCAGATGGGCAAGCTATCCAGCAAAGAGGCATTAAAAATCGCTAAGGAATACAACCAACAGAAACACCACTAAAACACAGGCTTACATTTTGTAAGCCTTTTTTATTGCCTCTTTGCTATAATAAAATCGACACTTACACACGGAGAAAGAAGCAATGGAAAATAAAAAATATCGTTTACCCGAAAGAGAATGGTTTAGTCTTGAGGGAGCGATTAAAGAAATAAAGAAAAGAACAGGGGAAGAAATAGAAATAGAGGATTTAATTCATTTTTGGAATATAGGGAAATTAGAAATTAGTATAAATGTAACTATTAACTATGGTTTTTTATCAGTTGGAAATTGTTGTTTTAGTTTTGATGATGTAGAGCATTTTACAATATATGATTCAAATAAAATCATAGGAGAAAGAAGCGTTAAAGCACTTAATTTTCTATATATAACAAATGAATCTATGAGTAATTTAGGTTTAGAGTTCAATCTAAACAATAAACTTAAATCATTTATCGAAAATAATGATTTCTGTTGTATGAGTGGATTATTCTCTTTAGTCCATTATACAGGATTTCACAGCTCTACAAATGAAACTTTAAAGGAAGATTTTGGTGCTATTGTAAATTTAAATAAAAAAATTAGCGAATACACTTGCAATAACTCAAAAGTTATAAATCAAGATGCAGAGTTATATATTAATATTATTTTAAGTGAAGGAAATATATTTAATATAAAATCAAAAGATTTAGTTATTACAAAAGAACACCTAGAACAATTCTTAACAGGCGAAACAAATATAGATATTCAGAAAGAGTGGGATAAATTCAACCAACAGCCGAAAATATCTAACACCGTAAAAGAAAACCAAATCAATTTTATAAAAACGCTACTCTTTATGGATTATGGCATTACCACCGAAGAAGAGGCAAGAAGAGAGCTTAGAAGCGGAAGACTAGGCACAAGGCTAGAGAAATGTAAACGAGAGAATATAGACACGTTCGAAAGCAAGAATTTAATTATCCCAAGCGATAAAACACTATTAAACTGGTATAAAAACAGCTAACCACAACAAAAGGAGAAGTGCGGAACACCCGCAAC